GACTGAAACCCGGCCCCTGAATTTACCCCCGTGATGGAGGATGCTGTGACACTTACGGAACCAGTGGTGCCGCCAAGGGTAAATGTGGTGTCTGTGGAGTTGGTGTTGAGAAACGGACCATCCTGAAAGGCATACACGGCCATGGCCCATGATGTGTCGGAAGTGCGCGAGAGTGTCCTGGGGGCATACGATGTATGCGCGATATACATAACATCCGCACTCTGCGCCGTCTTTATCTGGAACAGATCGGCCTCAAGGTAAGGTGTGACGACCTCGACCGGCGTACCAGATACCACTTGCGCCCTGTCCTTTACAAACCGGACATACTGGTCCCCGAACTCAAGGGCATACGCCTGTGAAGCTGAGAACTCAAACCGGATCAGACGCGAAGCTTCGGTGGCCCCGGACTTCGTTGAAACGATAAAATGCGACCCCGGACGGCGCTCCAATGGCCCCTGGATAAGGGGGACGAAGTTCTCGCATGTGCCGAGGCCGGTGCCGTACCTTTCCACATCGGGGCGGCCAAACAAAAGCGGGGATATTTCCCCGCCGTTGAAGTTGTTTTGTATGGTGGAACTTTTACCCACTTACAGCCTCGCGTTGATCCAGGTGTCTGTGGGGGGGGCTTTGGGAACATTCTCAAAGCTGTTAATTTTTCTGGCTTCCGCCTTGGCGGTGCGATAGGCAAGCGTGGCCGTTTCTTTCTTGGTATTGGATTGGGTTATCTTTTCGGCAATGTCATTTGCGATGCGCGATACCAGTAACTCCAGAAACAACTCATCGAAGTCATTCGGATCAGTGACTCGCTTGAGGTAGATGATCTCCAGCGGGGCACCGTCATCGGTCAGGATATTGCGCCCCTCTATCTGCCAGTCAGTCACTTCGTTATTGGGGAGAAGGCGTAGGTAGTCTGTGGGAAGCGGAAACTGATTGGTAAACTCAAACAAGGGCGCTGTGCTGCTGGCGGCCAGCGAGGCGCGGGCACGGGCAAAGTTCCATGGATGAGCGCGGAGTTCACTGTCGCGGGCGTGGGCATACACGCGGTTGCACTCCCGACCCGCCGTGGAGTCTTCACTCAAGGATGAAATAGACTTGGCCCCCAAGCGTTGGAGGGCCAGGTTGCAAATGTCAACGTCACTGCTTGGAGACGCCAAGTTACTTCTCCTTATGCTTACGCATCGCTGGTGGTTTCAATGGATAAGGGGGGGTGTCGCCACCCCCCCTATTTCCGTCAGTCAAGAACCCAATACATGGTGAGTTCAATGGTGCCTGTCCCGGTGGCACCAGCAAGAACAACAGTGATGGGGATACCATCTCCATTGGCGTCAACGACGCTGTTCTTACCTAAAGCCGATGTAGCGGCAACATCAACCGTTGTGATTGATGTCGAGGCTGCGGCGGCTTTCCACTCGTCAACATCGAGAGCAACGGCAGTGCCGGAGCTATCGGTGTATGCCGCGTGGCCGACCGAGAGGGTCGTACTGGACCCAAGAGCATCATGCACAAGTTCCCCCGAAAGAACACGAGCGTTATTCGGAAGGTTGAACATTTCGATCACATCGTCAGCGGCCAGGGAGGATGCTTCATACAGGGCGTATTCAACGCGAACCCGACCCTGGCTTTCGCTGGTTTTGATCATTGCTTTAGGGGTGGTTTGATCCCACTTGGTCTTCTGGACGCTATATACAGTAGCCATTGTTTAAGCCTCCGAACAAGTGATAGCGACGACCTTCTTCTCTTCAACACGGGTGGCGCCAAATGTTCCTTTGACGTAGACCTGCGTAGAGTAAGACTTGTCGGCGCGATCCGAAATCTGGACATTGATGTCGTTCCAAACTCCGAGATGAAGACCGGACTTCGCCCAGCAAATCACTGTGCGATCCGTGCCTGAGAGAGCCAAACGCTGGCTGTCGATGAAGTTGAAGCCCATGAAGGACTTAATCCGCCCATCGACCAGGACCGGCTCATTGGTGTAGTCGAGACTGATAGCCTGGGTCTGCCCAAGCAGATCATCATGCTGCTGTGCGCCGATAGCGCAGAACAACTGATCGTTATCAACATCCACTTCCGCCGCGATAAACAACTGCATGGCTTCACGCAGTTTTGCCACGGTCAAGCCGCCTGCGGTCGTTGAGGCGGTTTGTCCGGCAGGGAAAGACGTCGAGGTAGATCCATCCTCGCCGGTCTTCGCAGTGTCGGTGGCTGCGGTGATGACAAGATCATCCATAGCCCGACCGAGAGCCATAGCGCCGTTAATAGCGTATGGCGAGGCCGGATCGGAGATGATACGCAGCTTGTCCGCGTCATCAATAAGATCAGCCCATTCGTAGTCGCTGGGGTAAACCCAACGCCTGTCCTGGGGTGTCTCGATGAGCGGAGTATCCGCGTGTCTCGTAGTCCGTAACTGGGCAGTGACGGGACCAACCTGGTTCACGGCAGCGCCGCTCTTCCCATGGTAGTTATCCGTCATTACCGCATTGCGGAATTTAGAACCGCGCTGTTGCAGCAACAGTTCCACGGTGGACTTGTAGTCAATTACTGACCAGTCCATAACCTCATTAGACATAAGAAAACCCTTCCTTCTGTCGGTTAAAACAAAAAGCTGAAGGCTTGTCCGTGGGTTACGGGGCCACTACTAAGGCTTTTTTACCGGCCCGTGGCGGGGTTATCGGCGTTGCCTTTTCGACACCCTTATGGGTGCGCTCTTGTGTGACTTTAACATGGTAGTGGGTATAAAGCAACAGATTTGCTATCCACGTTAAGGAGCCTCACCTATCATCATCTTGGAAAGGCGCTGCTTCTTCGCCACCGCCGCCGCGTGTCCGGGGTGGTCCTTGTCCATCCAAGCGTCAAACCACTCTTTCGAGCCATTCAACTCCAGCATGGCTTGTTTAGCCGATTCCGGCGTCATCAGGCCGCTGCCCACATTATCCTCACTGCCATCAACGGTGTCTTCGCCAAGGCGGGAGCCGAGACTGTGCATGAAGCGCATCAGCCCGCCAAACCCAAGGGACGCCTCAAGGCCGTCAACCTGGGCCTCATCAAGCCCGAACTCCTTGGTGGCCGACTTCGCCGCCCCAACATTTTTGTCGTATGCCGCGCCCCACTCCTTGCGTAGGGATGCAGTGTCGATGTCGATCTGCTCCTTGTATTGGGCCTCCGCAGATTCGGTCATGGTGGACACCTGACCATTATACCACTCGGCCAGACCTTCCGCTTGGTGAGCGGTCAGTCCCAGTTCGTGGAATTTTACCTTGGCTTCCTCAGAGAACGCCGGGTCGGCACCCTCTGGGGCGGTAAATTCATACCCCTTGGGGTCTTTTGGTCTGCCAAGGCGGGTGTAGAAGTCCGACTGCTCTTCCGGCGTTGGCTCATCACCCAACAAAACAACCGTGCGGCCAGCCTTGTCGGCGCCGAACACTTTCTCAAGGTTGCGGTAACTGGAGAGCGCCTGATCGGGGGCGGAAAGCCCCTTGCTCTCGGCCCAGCTTCGCAGATCGTCGTCCTCTACGGTTGAGAGAAAGCCGCTTCCGGCCTTGGCGTCATTTGTTTCTGCTGGGGTATCTTTATTTGCTTCCGGGGCTGTCTCGCCTTCCGGGTTGCCCGCTGCTGCGGACCCGATTTCTTCCGGCATTTGAGTGGTCTCCTTGATCCTTAGTTGTTAAGTTTCCACGCCGACATAGAATCGCCATAATTGGCTGTCGGTCATATTGAGTTGATGCTTGATGCGGGAAAACACCTCCTGCCTTCCTATCATAATTAGGGTCGCCCGCTCGTCCTTATGAAAGGGGCTTTCGTGAGCATGGCAAAACTTAGCGAGGTCTCCCAGAACGATCTCGCCGGGTATGGACGGCTCGTCCCCCTCTCCATGGAAAACCTGTTTGTATGCCTGTTGCCTTGACCTCAGTAGTTCTTTTGTTTTCTCCGTCATTTTACGGTGAAATACCTTCCTCTACGCTTAACTAGTGTGAACCCCAAGCGGGCGTCGTCCTCAACCCCAACCTTAAAACTTCGGTGCCCTTTCCCCTTTAAGATCATCCCCACCTCTTGGTCATCACTGAAACCAAATTTTCTCTTAGCCGCAGCATCGAGAGGAAGCCGTGTCTGTAGATGAAATTGGTTCGGGCCGGGGGTCGGGTCACGCCGTAACCCTGCGTCTATGGCTGTGTTTATATCAAAACCACTCCCTTCCGGGTCGAACGCTGTTTTTTGTTTTTGATCATCAGGAAATAATCCTCTCGCGTCCAACCGCCGAGTGCTAGTGTGGCCTGGGAGCGTTGGCGCTCTACTCCCCGCGCCAAATGTGGCACTAGCCCTACCCGCGTCCCTTGCGCTCTTTGCCTGTATTGTATCAATTCCCCCCATTCGTCCCTCCAACTCCCTTGAGCATTCCGGCAGCGGCGGGCGCGACCTCGATAGCCTGTTGTATCTGTGCCTGTTGCGCCCGCGCCTCGCGCAACTCAGCCACTCCATCGGCACCCCGCATCCATGATGGAGGCACGGCGTTGATCTTCGACAGTTCAGGAATAATGATGTCGGTGTTGAAGTGATCCAGGGCTGATGGGTCTCCAGTCATGGATGCGAAGGCTCCGGCGCTCTCAAAGGTGCGGAGCCAGCCAGCAGCTTCCTCTGCCCGTTGGGACCGGCTCAAAGGACTGTCATAGATAATATCAAATTCACCTTCCGCCTCGACCAGCGCCGGGGGTAAGGGGGGCAGCATGTCCTGGATGACAAGAAGGTCAAGCTCACGCTCGATCATGGGGCCGAGCATTTCCGACTGCTGGCGTCCCATGGTGGGGCTTAACAGGGCACCCTTCTCTCGCGCCCGTTCAAGTACTTCGGTGGCTGTCATGGCGGGCGTTTCAACGAGTATCTGGAACAGGGTAACGAGAAAGGCGTCGTTTATCACGGCGCGTTCCATATCCATTAGTTCCTGTCCGGCGGCGAGGTTGCCGGTGGGCAACTCCTGGACCATACGCTGCCCCTGGGCGTTGATGCCGCCTACATTAACACTTCCGGGCTTTAGACTAAACGTGTCGAGAACACCGTCGTCGTGGGCCAGCAATACGGGATCAACAACGCGATGGCCCTGCTTGAGCATCGTTTTCTTCTGCTCGTTCAACACCTTGATGGAAGGTAAACTTATCATCGCTGGTGAGCGCCCATAGACCTCGCCGGGGGCCGTTACATAGCGGCTGATGGCGTAGGGAAACTGCCTAAACCCCCCCTCGCTCAGTATCATCTTGTCGGTCATGGAGACATAGAATGAGGCAAAGCTCATCCCCCTGAAGTCTGACTTCGCGGGGTCCATGTCGTCGCGGGGCATAACACAATGGATAACCTCGAAGGGCTTATCCGGGGTTTTCTCAACCGCCTTCATCGCATCTTCTGGTATCTGTTTGTAGCGTCCACTGTCAAGGCGCTGCTTCATCTGCCGCGCCGTCTGCGTGAACTTGCGGTAACTGGTATCGAGAACGCCCTGGTGGTTCATGGCAAAAATAATATCCGCCAGGTTGACTGAACTGTAGCGCAGTCCCCCGGCATCGTGCCTGTCGATAAACATGGCTCCTGTGCCAAACGCGCCAAGCCCCATATAAACCTCATGCTGCTGGCTGGCGTAATTGGCCTCTGGGGCGTAACGGCGGCTAAACAGTATCCGTGTGGCCTCGGCAAACCATAATTCCGTCTCACGGTCCCTGTTGAGAAACGGGTTGGATGAGGAAAGTCTGTGCCATGTTGAGTTGCGTGGCGTCAGCATACTCTCCATGGCGGCGGCGAACCTTTCAAGGGCAATGGCAGCCGTGCTATCGAACATCTTCTCGGTTTTTTTCTCTCCCTTGGTCAACATGGAAGCCGGAGAGATAAAACTGTCGGAATATCGCGGCAGGACGCGCTCGGCTATCTCCTGCCAGTGGTTTTCCCATGTCCCCCGCTCTCCCTTGAGCTTATCGTAGCGGGCGATAATATGATCGGCGCGGTCCATCTGTTATTCTCCAAGCAGCATTTTGACCCCGGCGGAGTCGCCTGCAAGTTCCACCCCCTGCCCACTGGTCAGGATGTTGCTTGATCTGCCCGCTGCCTTGGCACGGCGCAGGCGCTCTTCACGCGCTCTGGCCTGGACCTCGCTGGAGTCCCTCGTCGGTGGCGGTGGCGGTGGCGTTGGCGGTGGCGGTGGCGAGGGGGAGGAAAAGATAAAACCCATATTATGTTCCTTCTTGGTTAGATAACGGCGTAGTCCATTCCACGCGCTACATTCCGGCGGGAACGGCGCTTGCTCTGGCGACTGTCACTGCGGCCAAAGTTCTTGGCAAAGGTCAAAGCTAGAGCATCGGCCATGTCGGGCGAGGCTACACCACGCTTCTTCATCATGTCCTTGCGTTCGAGTTTAAGGCGGTGATGTAGATCAAAGTCGTAATTGGGGGCGAGTAGATCGGTCTCCAGTGGACATATCTTCGACCCCTGGCCCTTGTGCATGTCTTTCCAGAGGCACCCGCCCTGGGCCAGCCACTTCTTCATGCGGTCCCACATCTCAGCCCGCTTGTTCGTATATTCAGTCCGGTTGTCAGGGCGCTCCCCGCCATTAACATCAATAACGGGGTAGCCCATAGCTTTAAGGCTATCAACGACACCACCACCAACCCCGCCCCCGTCCACCAGGACAGCTTTCGGGTTGTGTTCATCACACCACTCGGCAACGCGCTGCGCTACCTGTCCGGTGTCGAGCTTGCGGTAGGAAACCGGCCCCAGACTACGGGCGTCCCGGCCCTGGCGCGGGTATAAAACCGTCGCATCATCACCAAACCGTGCCACATCAACCCCCAGAAGAAGCGGGGCACCATTGTCAGGCTCCATATCTCTGGACTGCGCCATCTCCACTACCTCACGGGAGATAAACTGTTGCTCCCCCTGTCGCGGAAACTGCCCCTTGACCTCAACCCGCGCCACATCACTGTCCTCACCATGGGTGTCAATGATCTGCTTAAACACACCAGGGTCGTATCCCTCCACATCACGGCTATCAATACAGGCGGTGCGCCAGAAAGGACGCCGGGGGCCATGAAAACAGTCGTAAAATGCCCCCGTGTTCAACCGCCCATTAGAAAAATTAAGCCAATATCTGTGCAGCATCATATCCGAGAAAAACCCACTGGTAATATCCCAGATGGGCGCTGGTATGGTCGCAGCCTCGTCAAACAAAACCATGGTCCCGGCAACCGTGTTGTGAACCCCGGCAAAAGCCGAGGGGTTGTCGGCACTCCATAACTGCCCGTCAATGTAAAAATAATCGGTGTCGATCTGCATCTGAGAACGGAGCAACTCCGCATACCACCCCGCAGGCTCGATCTTCATCTTCTGCTTCTCAAACCAGTGGTTGTTGATCGAAAGCGTCAGCCACTTGCCTAACTCAGCCATGGTCCGCGACTTCAACTGATCTTCAGTGTTGGCAGAAATAATAACCGTGGCCCCAGGATGACAACTAATAAACCACAAGGACAACATGGCAAATAACGCCGACTTCCCTATCCCCCGCCCACTAGCACGGCATAACTGAAAAACCTCCGGCCTGCGCCCCCCACCCATGCGGTTCTTGTTCTCAATAATATGAACGCGGATAGCCTCCAAAATCTCCAACTGCCACTCGCGAGGACCAGAAACACCCGCCAACGGCGTCCCCGACTTGCCCCAGGGAAAGGCATACATCACATACCCTAACGGATCACAGGCATAACTAAACACATCGGTTATTAACTGCTGCTCCTGACGCGAAGCCTGCTTGGGCATAAAGACTCCAAAAAAAAATATATGTCTGGGGTTTGGGGGTAAGCTGTCGTTGGTGGCGGAAAATTTATCGCGCCCCCCCCCTCCCCACACCCCCCCCC